AAGTTGTGCAGTTTACGGTTCTGTTTCTTAACGCATATCTAACATCAAAACTACTTACATCTAAGTTTTCAACTGTTGAACTATTTGAAAGCGTCTCCACTATTCCATCGTGAATAATTTTGTTTGAATTATCAGGGAGAATAACGGCATCTAATTTAACAAAATCGTATGCGTTTATATCACTATACGGATAAAAAACATTTTTCTTTAATTCTTCAAAACTTTCCGCACCAGGGACATCTTCTTGTATTGCGCCTTTTAAATATTTATTAGTATTATTAATTATAAATCCAGTACCTATTTCTATATAAGATTGCCAAATATTATTTCCTAAATAACAAAACACAGGATTAAAAGCATCAACAGCGTTCCAATTATATTCATTTGATTCAATAGTGGTAATCTGGTTATTGACCAAGAATTTATATTTTTGAGGATAAAACCGCTTATTGTAGTCATCATTGTAGTAACTATAATTAAGTAGATAGCTATTTGTAGTTGCAATGAATTTATTACCTAAATTCAATAGAAATCCATCTCTTGCACTAAAGCCAACTGTCTCATTGCTTGCAACATTAAAACCATCAATTTTTTTAAGGCTATTCTTTCCACCAGTTAACCAAAAATCTCCTAAATTATTATCAGGCGGCTTTGGATATAAATACAAATCTACGTTCAATAATGTAATAACAGGATAAATAACTTCATCGCTACTACTCGATTTTCTCTGAATCAAAACATCCTGTTTGACAATAGTTCTTTGCTCACCAAAAGCATACCAAGTGTCATTGACTTTAAAAACTATTACCTCACCGCTAGAAATAGGATTAGCCGCGATCGCACTAATAGAGTATCCTTTTGGATGATAAACATTGACAGTTCCATCGTTGCTCATGCCACTAGTATTGCCAACAAAATAGTTGCCAGTGGCTTTGATAATATCAATAATTTCTTGGGATAACTGTTGAGGTGTTTTCATCGGTAAGATACAGTATTATCTCTGATTGTATTTCGAGCATACAACTCTAAAGAAATTGTACTATTACTATCAGTTAATTTTCCATTAGAGATAGAGAATGTTGGCTGCAATTTCTTAATTACAGATATTAATTCTTCAGCTAATTGCTGTTGAGTTTTAGACATTAGAATCGTCTCCTATTGGGTGAATTTATTAAAACATCTCCAATTACTTCGGCAGTACCACCAGTAATTTTTAGGGTTGGGTCGCCTGTCGCGTCTGGTTTTAATGGATCAGTCACTTTTTTCTCAGTGATAGAAACACTGATGTTTGGCAATAATCCCAATGTAACAGAAGTTGGTTGAGCAATACACAACGGCGATAAGCCATAAGCATTATTATTGCCCTTAAATTCCAGTGACCAGGATGCACTCATCACAATCCATTGACCCTGAAAGCGATCGCCTCCAGATACTACAGAATCACCGTCTCTAATTGCTGGATAGAAAGTGAATATAGTTTTTTGAGCCTGATCTTTTTGAAGTGCCTCTAATCTCAATTCAGTCTCTAATGCTATTTTAGCTTGTTCTTTATCTTTAGCTAGTGAATAACTTTTACTGCCACCTTCCTCAACAAATTCAGATCGTTCATTGTAGTTTGCGTAATAAATGATTGTTGTTTTTGGAGGATTATAAGCCTTCTCATTTTTAGTAGCTTCGTTTTTCTCCCAGTCAACTTTTTTAATTGTTGCTTCGGGCAATCTACCAGACACATCTTTAAAAGATATTTTTTCACTCAAATCAGAAAAAGCAGAATTTTGAGTAGAGAACTCAGTTATTTTTTCCTTATATAAATTTGGTGAGACTACTGTTCTTTCAGCTTTATAGTACGATTCTTCCCCAGTTGTTTTAGGTTTTAAAGGGGCATCCGGTTCTGAATCTGGATCGGGAGTAAATGCAAAAGACGAGTTTACTTTGGATTCAGTCACAACCAACATTGAAGCTGCATAATTAGGGTCAGGATAGATAACACCAACTTTTACGGGATCTTCGCTGCTTTTTCTGCTGACAAGTTGTTGCAGCCTTGGCTCTAATTCTTGATAGTTTTTCCACTCAACAGTGAAAGGTTGACTGTCGTTATTTTTGCCGTAAATTAAGTCTGAGGAAACTAATTTATACGCTGTTTTTGATTCAAAAGGTATTTGTCTGTATTGATATAATTTCCATTTCTTTTGAGCGTATGGATCTGTTGCTCTATCTGCTGCCCATTCAATTGTTTCTGTCCCATTTTCTTTTTCAAATCGCAATCTTTTCCAGCCCGTAGTTCTCTGCTCAATTAAATATTCAGCATTATTAGCAAAAGAACCACCACCGAATGTAGAGTTAAAGCTGGCAAAAGAAGCGTAATCAGGATGAAGAATTAACGGGACAGTTCTAAGAGATAAGCTAGTCGCTCCTGATTGATCAGGGTCAAGTGCCTGAATACCTAAAGCTAATCCAGAAATTCGCTCGTAAAAAGATTCTGTTTCTTGATACTCAACAACTTTCCAGAAATTCTCAGGCTCATCAGTAAAAAGTAATCCATCTCCAATATGTATATCTTCTGAAGTATATTCAAACTTAGCAATCTCCACTACCTCTTTCATAGTGACACCATTCACGATAGTGGTTGTTTTCCTGGTTTTACTAGGACTAGAAGCATCGCTCGTAGAATCTAAACTTCGCAAAACAGTAGTTCCAGCAGGAGGTGAATTAAAATTTTCATCCGTTTCTACAAGAATTTGAGTAAATGGTTCTTTCCTGGTAAATGGAATTGATGACGGAGAATTTGGCACAGTATTAGTATCGTCCTCTTCTGTATCGCCCCATGTCAAAACAGTATTTTTAATACCTTTATTGTTTCTTCTCAAGGTATTAGAACCGTCGCTAGTTATTTCCTGAATAGCAAAATTCCATTTACCACCAGAATTTAGCCTTTTTAGTGCCACAGAACCATTGCTATAGGAAATATAACAGCCATTGACAGCAGCAATATTAGCAACAACATCATCTACTGATATAGCAAGATTTCTGTCGGCATTAGCAGGAATAGGGATTAGCGCGGTCGGTCCATTATATCTAATTCCAGCTTCGGACGCGATCGCAAATATACTAATATTTTTAGCACCGTAGGGAACAATCTCAAATACTTTAACTTTTTTAGATATTTTCTCTTCAATAGCTGATTTTAGAGCAACATTCACAGTGAAGATACTAAATCTACGACTATTTTTCCATACATAATTCTGACGACTGTAGCTGTACGCATCAACTATATAATCTATGCCATAAATAGTAACTTCCTTATCTCCTTGCTTAGGATTATAAGCAGACTCAAATTGTGAAATATCTTGTTCAAGAATATCTTTATATTCCAAAGTACCGGACGGAAATCCCTGAAAAGTCACCCCAAAACTAACAGTACCATCAGTCATAGGAACTGGTAGTCGGGGAGGATTCCTGACAATTGACGTAGTTAAGCTTTCTGTTCTTCCTCTAAAAGCCATTATCTGTCATAAGTGAGAGAACCAATTCCTTGAATACCTGTAACTTGATTATTTTCTTGGAAGTCAGGTAAATAATTTCTATCAACAAAAGTATTAGCTAGTTTACTGGGTTGATTCCAGGTAAATTCCCACAATATAGGATTAATAATATCTTTACAACTGCGAAAACTTTTACCAATCCAGTCAACTTGATCTAGAAATTCCACTGGGAGGAAAAAAGAGGCGATCGCGCATTGGACTACAGGATTAATAGTTAGTGCGCCAGTAACAGTAATTGAATCACCAATTGCTAACAATTCGGCGCTCTCAATTACTAGAGATGTTCCTGATTGAGTAAAACTGTCACCAGGATAAATGCTAGTGGGAGTGAAATTGCCAGGAATTGATATTGTGTATGGAGTAGAAGATGAAATGCTAGACGTAAAAGTAATTATTGCCTCTGTGGGAGTAGTTTTTTGATAGAAGTGAATTTTATCTGCACTAAACCAAAAATTGTCAGGTAAAGCTTCATCGGCGGACAATACTTTCGTGTAGCCAATAATCCTCACATCCACCAATTCTGCATTTACGCTAACAGTGGAGTAATCACCAATAAAATCAGGCTTTTCAGGACTCAAATCATCAACCGTCCATCCTGGATTAGTCCACCAATTCGCGTAAGTATTCACTCTCAATAACGGACCCATTCCTCTGTCAGTTTCCGAATACCAAAAACGACAAACAGAACCCATACTAGACAAGGGTTCTGGAGAAACGGGTAAATCAGTGTTATTGAGTCGGAACATATTATTTGAAAGTTTGAGAATCAAACACCAGTTCAATCGTATCCATAAAGTTAATCCCATTTGCCGTAAAAGGCTTAGATGGATTTACTTTAGTTAAAATCGCATCTGGAATTAAATACCCAAAAACATTGATATCCTCAAAACTAGCTGCACCAGTGATTAACCCAGAGACATTATTGTCTCGTTCGTTTTCAAATGCTACTAAGTCGGCTTCAGTGCCGCCAACCAAAGTAAACGTTACCGTCTTCTTTACAAGTTGGACAGTAGTAATCGTACCATTTCGATTGATATTTACGTCCTGGGTTTCTCTATCACTGAAAGCGATGGAGTCTGGTTTGAAAGTGTATCCACGGAACGGAAAATAATTTGCATTAATAGCCATATCAAAAATAGGGAAACATACTGTTCTAAGTACATTTTAGTTAACCCTATCCTAATTACCTATATAAACTTTTTATTACAAATATGTTATATTAAATCTGTTTACTTAAATATTTTTATAGTGAGTAAAATATCTGAGTTACGAAAAACGAAAAAGATTACTCGAAGGGAGATAGCGATCGCTCTCGATGTCACCGAAACAACTATTTACAACTGGGAACAAGGAACAGGTATCTCGATATGGATAGAGCGAGTTGTCAAATTGTGCGAAATATTAAATTGTGAACCAAAAGATTTATTACCCCAAAGAAATGAAAACATTAATCTGGATTGAGGGTAGAGGAATGGGCAAAGCTCGTCCTAGAGGTAGTAGCCGAGTCACTAGGAAAAATGGCAGAAATATTGCTGTTACTAAATTTCATACCTGTTCCAAATACAGGCAATGGACAAATGATGTCATTCGCCAAATAGCAAAACAAAACACACCTAAATTCACAAAGCCAGTTTCAATTTGTTGTAACTTCGTAAATTTTAAGAGTTCCGACACCGATAACATCACTGGAGCAATTTTAGATGCCCTTGTCAAATCCAAAGTTATCGGGAATGATTCTGCCAGTTATGTAGTTAAATCGGCTGGTGAGTTTAGCAAGCTACGAAAAATCAGAAACTCTCCTAAACAAATTGGTATTTTAGTAGAGATTGAAGAGAGAGAAATTAAGGAACTTGAGCCAGAATTAGCTAACTTTATTCGTGGATTTGGTGTATCTATAGGTTAATCTATAGATAATTTATTCATACTTCTATGTTAATCAAAGCTTCCTGGAACAAATCTTCCAGAAGGCTTCTTACTTCTATCGAGCTACTGCTTTTTTTCAATTTTATACCAAACACCACTAGACTTCTTAAACTTGAATCCATAAGCTTGTCGTGGCAAGTGGGGCATATCCAGAATCTCTAATAATTCTTCCTTTGTTCGTTCCCAACCGTTAACAGCGTGTTCTTCTAATCGCCGTAACAATTCATCAGGATGGGGACGATTAAATTGAGAAGCTACAGCCATTAAAAAGTCTTGATTACTAGGAATAATATTATCTATAGATACATCTATAGGTTCACCAACTCGTTCGATTTGATATTCTGCTACCGTTTCCATATCAGCGTAATTATAATTAAATTCTGCCATTACTTTACCACCTTTTAAATGCTCATGCAAAGCATCCAATATCTCTACTTGATATTGATAAATATAGGATTTTCTCTTATCTCCATGTTGCTTAAAAGGTTGAATTTTTAGATATTTTAACCTGTTGTTCAATGTCTGATCCGATATGCCATACTTGACTTCCAGTGGACGTAGAAGTACAGGAGTATTATTGAGTTCCATGTCAGCACCCTAAAATATTTTAAGGTCAGGATATCACAACTTGGTGCTTCTATAGTTGTATCTATTGGCATAAAAAAGCCGCACTGGTGCAAAGTGCGGGCATGGAGTGATTACTGGGATTGATTTAAAAATTCAATATATAAAGATGGGAGATATAGAAATATTATAGCCTAAATATCCTCCAAATAATCATTAATAATATTTAAAATTTCCTGTTTATCTTCCTCGTTAATCCCAAGTATTTTTCTTTGGGGAACGCCAATACCAAATTGATGTTTATAAGCTTTAGCATCATTAATCCCAATAGTGCAAGAAGTAGGAGTGATTTTATAATTTACCCTACTTCTCATCAATCCAGTTCGTTGCAATATCCTAAGTATTTTACCTTCAGATCGCTTGAGTCTAATGGTAAAAATTGACAACGGTTTCCAGGGTCTACCATCTGGATCTACTTCCTGCTGAAACCGCAAATCAACAGAAGCAATCCCATATTCACCAATTTCCTGCATCACAGGAGTTAAATTACTGGTTTTACTCAATAATTTAGTTAATGCCTCCTGGATAGCTTTGTCTTCATACTTGATCGAGAAAGACGGATCTGACATATTATTTAGGCGATCGCAGTTATTCTATTTTATAGCATCAAAAAAGGTGAGCCAGTATTAGATATTACAACAATATATTGATTAGATTAAAAGTCTGTGCTAAAATTAAAACACCTCCCCAAATCTGACTCCGGGAAGATGTTTCATTAACCAATTAAAACTTGAATTATGACTACTATAACACCATCTGGCTTTTTTACGCAAGTCTTAGGCGAAGTTTCTCACCCAATTAATATAGTGAGAGAATATTTAGAAGCATTCGGCAACAAATGTAAAGCTGCAATCATAACTTGGCTTGACTCATGGACACGCACCAAAATCGCTCAAGGCAAAGATACATGGATTTGGGAGAGTCAACGGTCTTTAGCAGAAAAAATAGGATACAATAAATCAACAGTCAATACTCACTTAAACAAATTAATTGATCTTGGCATTATCGAAGCATCTTTACAAGCACCAAATAACTGCTCACGCCTATTTAAATACAGATTAAATATTGATAACTTATCTGTATTTCTTGACCAGCAAGGATTTTCGTCGTTAAAACGAAATTCCGTACATGGTAAAACGGAATCCCGGACAACAGAAGACGGAAATTCGGACAATAACTTAAATCTTTCTCTTAATTCAAATATTCCTAATTCTTATAAATCAATCAACAACAGTGATGATGCTGAAGCGTGTGAGATTTCTAGTTTAGAAGAATCAAGAGAAGAGAAGCAGACAATTGATCCTCCTGTTGACAAGCCAAAACTAAAATCCTCGGAAAAACAGATAACTCCTCCTGAAGACATTAATTCCGCCGCCCCGCAGCGCGACGCGACAAATCCTGACGCAGAAATGAATAATCATTTAGTGGCAAGCTTAGGCATTACATTAAATCCTAAGCTAAAACGATTCTTGGCATCCGTAACAGTGGAAGAGGTGCTAAAGGGACTCGCCGCTTATCGCTACACGCAGGAAATCAGACAAGTACCGATCGCAAGCAAAACTGGTTTCATCATTGACTCCATCAAAAACAATTACATAGAAAACACAAATATGTGGATTCATGCCAATGAAGAAGACCGGAAATTTATTTTGCTGACTGTAGGCGCGATCGCAATGGGAGTAGATTTAGTTGGCGGATTCCTTGTAGCAATGAATACAGGCACGATATCGTTTGTGGACAAAAATGGTGAAAATAGTGCTTTTGTCTTGAAGCTATTAATCGAATCACTTTCTCGCGTAGGCTACAAAGATACCTTGAAAGAAATGCTGAAAAACTATCGCATCTACATGGAGATGCAAGCAAAGTGATTATGAAAACAAGTACATCAACCCCAACTAGAATTATTGGCAGCTATTTTAGAGACGTTGACGGCTGGCAACGGATGAAATCTCTCGATAGAGAATGTTCAGAACAAAGAATGTTACAAACCTGGACAAGCAATAAAAACTGTCGAGGCAGAAATTTTGATTTTGTGATTGATAGACCACAAGAAATCGCTAGAAATGGAAAATCTTGGATTTGGAACTTGTACGGATTTAAGATTTGTAGAAGGTAAAAAATTTATCTGCGTTCACATAATATCTAGGAGTAACATGGAAATTCAATTAGAACCATTCAAAGAAATCAACAAACCAGTCCTAATTGACTGGGAATATGCTTTAAAAGCGGTAGAAAATCTTGATAAGTATGCCAGCGATGAGAACAGAAATCCAATCAAAGGAAAAGCAGCGATCGCTATATTAGCTGAGTATGGTGCGATCGCCTACAAGTGTATTTATCCTCCAAAAGGTACTAAATTGGCAATCATCATATCTCCTCCTCATGTTCGGTTTTGCCCTTCATCCGATGGATTGGATGGTGTTTTTATTGAAAACTACACAGAAGAAAAGCATGGTAAATGTTTTCTTGAATTGACTAAAGATGGTTTATTTGCTTACAACAATATTGATTCTAGAATTGACGGTTGGGGATTTTTCAGCAATATGATTTGGAGAGGAAATAAATAAGCGATCGCATAACCAAGGAAAATTATGAAAATCTGGAGAATAGAAGTCAAAATCGAAGCTGATGATGATCTCTCAGAAGATGAAATTATCAATTTATTAGAGAGCATAAATCACCGTAATATTGAATATTTAGTTGTTTCCAAAACGGATAAATATTCTGACAACAAATTTCTTAGAGGGTTTATCTATTTTGGGCAGAACTTCAGGTGGTGGCGATCGCACATAGACCCTAGACCGAGTTTATTGATAGATGACTCAATGTTTTGGGATATTCTTTGCGGTTAATAATTTGCGATCGCTCAACTCAATTACTAGCTTTATCAAAATAAATGTGTTTTAATGATTATCAAATCCACATTTTTGAACATCATGAATAAAGAGCAATTAATAATAGCGATCGCAATCGAACTACCAGGAACAACAAAGAAAAATATCAATCAATTTCTTGATGCTTTCACAAAAGTTGTTTCTGAAAGTGTAGCTGACGGCGAAAAAATCACCATTGTTGGGTTTGGAACTTTTGAGTCCGTCGAAGTCAAAGAACGTACTGGACGTAACCCCAAAACCAACGAAGCTATCACAATCCCTGGCAGTGTAAAACCAAAATTTACACCTGGAAAAAACTTCAAAGAAAAAGTTTTAGCAGCAAGCAAATAGTTTTTAAGCGATCGTTTTGGTGGGCGATCGCATATCAATAGATTTATATAGCATTAATTAGGGAGGAGAAATGGACTCAATTCAAACGGATTCAATTCAAGAAGTAGCTCGATCTCTGGAAATCGCATTAGGCAGTAATTACAAAGTTCAAATATGGACTAATATCGTATTCGAGAACAACATGATAATAGGTACATTTAAGCAATTTAATGATCCCAAGCACTACATTATAGCAGTATCGGAAAACTCTGATGATTTTATTGTAGCTGAAATAAAAGAGTGATTTAGGGGGAATTATTTGAATTGTTTTGGTTGCTTGCCCCTGGATTATTTGCGCGTCTTTCTCTGATTTTTCGTATTATCTCTTTGATATCAGTTGGATTTATAAATTCTGATGCAAGAGTAGTGACAATATCATTATTTAAAGTTCCCGCAATATTCTCCGCAATCCATCCTGATACTGTATCTTTGACAGTTTCTTGATGTTCTTTAGATGTTCGTTTGATTTCATCTGCTATATTTTCTGCCAGCATTTTTGTTTTTGCGATCGCGGAAGCAGCCTGAAAAGCTTGATCTAATGCTGCTTTCGCGTATTCTTTTTTGGAAATTTTCGTAACGTGCTTAATCCCATCACTTGCTATAGAGCCTAAAAGTCCTCCAATTAATTCGCCGGGCTTACCACCTGTTATACCTCCTAAAATATTACCCAATCCTTCTCCACTTATTTCAGCGACAAGATTAGTCGCTTCTTCTTTTAAATTAGCATTCTCGCCGGCTATTTTTTTAGCAGTTACATTTGCACCAATTTTAGCTGCTTTTTTAACTACTGTAGGCAAATTACTTGTAACTATTTTCGTGCCTACTTTTATAGTCCTACCAACCGCTTTTTTGGTAAATTGCCCACGCGAATTTCTTATGTGTTGCATTGGATTCCACCAAGCATCTTCTCTAGATTGATCGCTGACACTAGCTTCAACCTTCTCTCTAATTTCAGGAGATAACCGAGCCAGAGTTGAATCAATAATTTCCTGTCTCTCAACTTCTGGCATAGAACCAGCCGCACGCTGAAAACCCTGTTCTGCGATCGTCATCGGGTCTGGAGGATTATCTAAAATAGTTGCCCCCATCCTATTTAACATTCTTTCATTGGCTGTGTACGCATTGCAACGACAACCCCAAGCACAAGCAGGAAAAGCCACTTTCCAGAATGGATGATCTGAGCGAATAGCTTTATTATTTAAAGCCAAATGATTAGGACGTGGGACAACACTATCACGATGCACCCACACCAAGTAAGGACGACGCTGCATAATCTCAGGAGTCATTGCTTGTTGCCATCGTCCAGCCGCATAACTTCTACGAGAATTAGTATCCAAAATTGTGTAAATTCTGTTGTCGTCAGCTTGCCATCCTTTCCTACCGATTAATCGTTTAAATTGACGTTTAAAAGTTTCTACGTCGTCACCGTTAGTAATTGCTTTATCAACCAACCATTTAGCATCTTCTAGTAAATCGCCGCGAGTTAAGCCAGAAATAGTAAAAGCTACGTCATGCTGTTCTGCCCTAAAATCTTTCCATGACTTTGTAGTAAAAGTAAATTTACTACGGAAATAAGCTAACTGCTCCGCAAATGTTTGTTTGAACCATTCGGGAATAGAGTCAGCCTTGAAGTCAATCTCATCATTTTCGGTATCCAACATCCCAGCTAATTTAGATATCAAAATTAACTGTTCCAATTGATTCATAAACTTTTTGCTAGTCAATGAATCATAATAATCAGCTACATTAATATCCTCTAAATTATTCTCACCTTGGATTTTTTTGTTAATAACATTAATCCAGGATGTGATTGATTGCGCGATCGCTTTCCGATGCTTTTCTACAATCAAATCAACGATGTCCTCATCTTGATTGTCAGCAGCATCAAGCACAGTTAATTTGTTACCTACAGCAAATCCGTGTTTTTCTTCCGCTTCAAGTAATTCTTCTAAAAAGTTCATTTTTTAAATTCCTAATTCTTTTCTAGCGTTTTCTATTTTTTTCAAGAATATTTTGGCATTTTCTGGTGATAAATTATCTCCTTTAAATCCTACTTTTCTGTAAAATTCAGAAGATGTGCCACTTTGTCCGCCAAGTCTAAGTGCGCCATCATATCCATTATCCATAGACTCTCTAACGAGTTTTTCCATCATAAATACTCCAGATCCAGATACTTTATCAGGATGTTTTTTGATCAGATTATGTGGAGCAGTTCCAAGATAGTGAACAAATAGCGCATCATCAGCTTTCTTAACAATTGCGCCAGCCTGTAACTGTCCCTGAGTATCTCTGAGTCCTCTGAACAATTCTGGATTTTCCTTCGCTATATAAATTACCGCACCTGCATATCGCTTTGAATCTGCTTCTTTGCTAGAAGAAAATGCTTCAGTGAAGACAGGATGTTCGTCAAACATTTTCTGCCAAGAATCCAAATCATCTATATCTTTACTGGTTGCTCCTTTAACATATTTAGCATTAAACACTTTCTGGGAATAACTATTAAGGTTTTCTAGCTCATAAGCATTAGACTTAGATTTTTTAGGAAATACTTTTTCATACAAAGAATTAAATTCATTTTTTACATTTTTCTGGGCAATTAATCCATCATCATTTTTTGTGTAAAGAGGACTGTCTATCATCTCTTTGAGAGATTTAACCTCTTCTTTTACTATGTCACGAGATATATCTTGTTCTCCTAAAGAGTAAATAGCATCCAATAAATGCTGATTGTATTTTCTCCATGTTTTCTTGTCCACATCATCTGCTGACTCAAGACTCTCAATTTCATTAGCAACTTTTCTCGCGTCAGACAGAGATTCGTCGTACTCTTTGCTTATTCTAAATTTTTCAGTTTTAACTTTAGCTTCATTTTCAGCCTTAACTTTAGCTTCCTGTTCTTGTTTAATTCGTTCCTGTTCAGCTTTAACTTTAGCTTCATTTTCAGCCTTAACTTTAGCTTCCTGTTCTTGTTTAATTCGTTCCTGTTCAGCTTTAACTTTAGCTTCATTTTCAGCTTTAACTTTAGCTTCATTTTCAGCCTTAACTTTAGCTTCCTGTTCTTGTTTAATTCGTTCCTGTTCAGCCTTAACTTTAGCTTCATTTTCAGCCTTAACT